GCCGAATAACAGAGACATGGAATATCAGAAATACATGGAGTTTTGCGGTGCGTTAATATGCTCGATAATGGGTGCAGATCCGGCAGAGGCTGGGCTTAGATTTAATCAGGCTCAGAACGTACTCAGTGAAAACGCCGATGCAAAACAAGTATTCAGCAAAAACAGAGGACTCAATCAGTTACTCGGAGACTTTTCATATATTGTTAATCGTTGGCTTAGAGTTAGTGGATATACATTTTCAAAAGATTTTGTATTCAGGTTTAACGGTCTTGCTAACTCTGATAAAGGCTTTGAAGCGGATCTTAATAAAAAGAAAGTTGAAACATACCTTACAGTAAATGAACTCCGAAAAGAACTGGGCTTAGAACCCGAACCCAACGGAGATGTAATATTAAACAGTATATGGCTTCAGGCTAAACAGGCTCAAGCTATGGAGCAGGGAGGGGCCGGTGATCAGGGAGCTGAGGGTGAAGGTGGATCTGAGGGTTTTGGTGGATTTAGTAGTGATGACGTTGACGGAGCAGTGGATGAAGCTATGCAGGGCATGGAAAAAGCAATAAGATTAATATAGAGGTATAGAATATGACTATTAGTAGAAAAAATTTAAGATATTGTCAGGTCAAATATTTAACAGCTTATTATGATGTACTTGTAGCAGTAAGTACACTTGATGAAGTGGATAATGTTCTTCAGGAATGGGCTTTAAATAAATGGGGAGTTGCTCTTGACTTGCCAACGGCTTGTCTTATCAATAAAGATATTACAGAAGTCCTGACAAGCGTTGCTATAGATAATTATGCATATCTTCAGAGTCCTTCAAGTGCTTATATGGAGATACCCCGTTATGCAGGCATTAAAGGCACGTTCCCCACTCTTCCCACAGTTCTTGTAGACAGTAAATACGTTTGTCCGGAAACAGATGTATTTATTTATTCACTAGCCGGACAGGACGGTGTTCTTGGTGAATACAGCGTAGCTTCTCTTGCCCTCACTCCGAACGTAGGTATTAACTTCCTGGGAATATCATACGCAAGCGCAGTGCCTACATGGGTGTTTTACACCGCAGAGACAAGTCTGAACTATTCAAGCATAATCCCCGTTGCAACGATCCTATATTTTGAAAGTACAGTTTTTAACATCCCCTTTGGTCAGACCGGTTACGGTCTTGCTGAAAAGAATCTAAAAGCAAGAAATAGACGAAAGAAATTTGATATACTCGATACTTTTACTCTTGCCAATTCCGGTCTTTACGTTGAACTCAGTGCTTTAACTGTAAGTAATGGAGTGGAAGAAATAGCTTGTACTGCTATGGACACCGAAACCCTTCTTAACGATATGTATTTATATTATAAAGACAGCTCTCAGGTATGGCAGAAGAGTAAAGTCACCACTATTGACAATTTACAGTATCAGGGAGCTTCAGGTCTTGCAAATCTAGCCGGTGGTGAATACGTTTGTAATAACATTTACAGAGTTGTAAGTGGAAACGGATTGCTTATGTTTAATGTTTTATCAAATAAATTTGCGTCTGAGCAAGCTGCTATGAATAGCGGAGAAGTTGAAATTCCTGCTATTATCAGAGACAGTGCGGTGTGTGTAGGTCGTATGATAGTGGCTCAAGGTTCAAGCTCACCTGTAGTTCAGAAAATTCAGAAAGTTGTTTTCGGCAGTTAGTAATGGCTATTAACAGAGGTACATTTGATAAACTCTCAACGCTTCAGTCTTCATTTCCAGTTGTTGACAGCGGTGATTATGCCGAAGTTTTAGAAACTCAGCTTACTTATGTATTTTCCGGTAGTGGTTGGAATCCAGGTACTCCGGCTGCATATACAAATAATTTCATTGAATTAAAAGATGTACCGGATTCATATGATAATAAAGCTGGATGTGCTGCAGTTGTAAACCCCGAAGAAAATGGATTAATTTTTATACCCGTAGAGGGTACTGGAGATATGTTGTCAGAGGTTTATGATCCACAGGGTAAAAACTCAGATGCTTTTGATTATAATAATTTTTCAAATACTCCGATTCAATATACAGATGCAATGGCAGATGATAGAGTTGTTGCCGGAATAACTGAAAAAGCAGATAGAACAAATACAAATCAAATTATAGTCCTTGCCGAAACTGATTATAATAAAAATCTTGATAATCCTTCTCATGCAGAAGGAAAAGTTTTCTATGATAAAAACAAACACGCTTTGTCATATTATAATGAAGAAGTAGATGTGGTTATAAATATAGGACAAGAAGTTGTTATACGAGTAAGAAATGAAAGCGGTGATACTATTTCAAATGGTTTGGTCGTTTATCCTTCGGGATTTAATAATGGTGAGGTACTTGTAAATCTTGCAATTGGTTCTGATAAAGAAAAGTGTAGGCTTATAGGTGTAGTAACCCATGATATTCCTAACAATGAAACCGGTTATGTTACAAAGCTTGGAGAGGTTGGAGGTTTGGACACTTCTGATTTTTTAAGTGGAGATGTAATATATTTAAGCTCTACGGTTCCAGGGGGCATTACTAAAACAAAACCAATTACTTCAAATTATATTACAAGAATAGGTGCGGTTAAAATATCTAGTGATACGGTGGGTAGTATTATAGTTGATATATCCACTTCGGAACAAACAGTGGAGATTACTCAAGATGTTGGTTTTAGTCGTAATGATGATTGTAATATAAGTGTTGCTGATAATGCAACAGGGGCGACACTTATATTGACTCCGGTTGATGCATATTATTGTTTTTATCAATATGGTGATAAATATTGCAAAACTACTGATCTTATAGACCTACCAGATGAAGAGGGGCTATTCGGTATTTACTACAATATGGGAAATCTTGCGTATATTAAGAATCCCACCAATTCACAAATTGAAGTTTTAATAAAAAACAACCCATTGGTTGCATATGTTTATTGGAATGCAACAGACAAAAAAACAGAATATATTGGGTATGAGTTACACGGTATAAATATGAGTTCCGTTACACATACTTATTTACATTTTGCTTTTGGCGCAAGATATATGAACGGGTTGGCACCTAATTCAATAGTTGTAGATGGAAATGGCGACATTGACGCTTCTGCTCAATTTGGTGTTGACGCAGGGGCTATTTCGGATGAGGATATTTATTTGGCTTATGCTGGTATAGATTCAACAGTGGGATTACCAATAGCCTATTTATCTGGGACAGATACTAATCCGACATTGAGAGTAACTTCCAACGCTGGATTTAGTGTATTAACTACAGGAACAGGTAGGATGGCTTATAACACATTATCGGGTGGAAATTATATATTAAGTGAAGTATCTAATGCAGACTTTGCTTTGTGTCATATTATAGCAGTAAATGAAAACAATGTTTCAAAAAGATTAGTTGCTTTTATTGGACAGGCACAATATACAACATTGACAAATGCAAGAGCTGGCGCACAAACAGAAATAAAAAATCTTAGAGTGGTTGGCATATTGCCACAAGAAGCAAAGGCGATAGCAACATTTGTATTCGAAACAGCAGATAACTTCGATAATGGAGTAAAATCAAGAGTTAGGCTAATTTCTACTGGTGTAAATTATGTCGATTGGAGAACTACTTATTTGAATGGTTCTAGTTCAGGTTCTACTGGTGGAACTAATTCAACTATATTCGATGACAGTCTTTTTAAAATTATTGACAACGGCGATGCTACAAAAGCAGTCCAGTTTGATTGTGCAGGCATAACAACAGGCAATACAAGAGTTTTGATTGTTCCTGATAGTGGCGGTGTTGTTGCGCTTGTTCAGGAACCTGTATCAGCTATAGGTTTAAACGCTAAATCGGATGCAGACAAAATAACGGATATTATAACAGCGTTAAGAACGCATAACATATTAGGTCCTAATAGTTAATAAATTTAAAATAATATAAGGTACGTCAGGGGCGGGGGAGTATGAGAGTATGCAGGAAAGGGAATTATCAGTGGTTTTATGGTCTTGGGGCTTGCTGCTTAGTGTTATCGGGACTCTTATTGCTATCGGTGGGAGTATGCTTGGCTATATATTCACAAGACATAGGGCAGACAATGATTGCGATCATACAGAGATAAAGGACTTGATTGAAAAGGTTAGTGGTAAAATTGAAGCGGTGAGAATAGAAGTCAAAGATGATATAGTCAGGATTCACGATAGAATAGATAATCTCCAGGAGTAAGTCATGAACAAATTACAGTCTGATATTCTTAACTCAACGATAGCAAATTATTTCCAATTTCAGAAGCAGTTTCCTGAGAAGGAATCACTTCTTTTTGCTGATATTATTAAAGTGCTTGAATGTAATCAGGCTATGGCTGAAAAATTCGGTGCAACGCACTGTAACATGGTAAGCTTTTGGGCTTTAAACTATAGTCAAGGCAAAACAAGCATGGGATATGCTGACTTTTTTGAAAATATGCTTGAAAATAATTACTGCAACAGAGAAGGTTTTATCAAAGTCGGTAAAGATGTTGTCTGTAATCAGATATTCGGTTTTGATTTTGAAATTGAATATTTCGAAGACTATGAAGACGCGTTAAAGCCTTTGATAAAGCTTAGTCCTGACAATGGTTATCAGGTTAAAATGAAAGCAGATACAAGTGGTTTTCACTTTATGAGTGCTTATGTCGAAAAAGAAAATGGTCTGCTCATGGGTGTTGACAGCAGCTACAGAGGTACGCCTTTTGTACTTGCGGAAAAGATAAAACAGAAAAATTTTGTATGGTTAATGAGGATATAACATGAAAACGATTAAGGCTATTTGGACAATGATAGGCAATAACAATTCTCAGAGATTCTGGAGACTTATGATTTTTATCTGGTCTATTGTTATTGCAACTAACCTGATTATTAATGTTGGTTACGAAAAAGAAAAAGGTGGTTGGTATTGGAAGCCTGCAGATGTTGGCTATCATAAAACAGTTTCTAAATAATAAAGGAGATAAAAGATGAGTGAAAAAAAGTTAAGTATTCCGGCTGAGATTTGGTGTAGAACTTGTGGATATTTTCGCCCCGTATCTAATCAGAATAAAGGCAAAGCTGAAGAGTTCAGAGAAAGAGTTAATCTTAAAGTTCCTGCTCCTGAAGCTTTACCGTATAGAGCAAATACTAGAAAATTTAATACGTTATGATTAAGATATTAAAAAATTCAATCGCCCTCATTCTTGCCTTTGGTTTGGGATGGGGGCTTTGTATACAGTTTACCGAACCTAAAGAGGTAAAGATCACTGAAAAGGAAATAGTGACTAATACCATAGTCAAAGATCCGCATAAAATACCGTATGAAGAGGCTATGTCTGATTTGAATTGTTTTTACACGGGCTTCCCTACTCTTAAAATTGATCACTTACAAGGTGATGAATATCTGCAGGCAGCTTCTTTGTGTGAACGGAAATGGCAGAGACAGACTACTATAAAATCAGTGTCTAAAACTTATCAGAACATGGTAATAGCCGGTGCGTTTTTTGACTCTGAAATGAGGTTAGGTTTTAAAACCGAGTATTACCGGTTTTATGGACGTATGGGTTTCGGAGGGGGTTTATCAATTTCTCAGGATTATGGAAGTTTGAACGGGGGAATAGCTTTTAGATGGTAAGAGAAAGAAGTGTTATAGAATTGATGAGAGAATTGGAAAAAGAAATGCCTTTATCTTGGCATATAAAAATGATACCTTATAAAATATGGTCAAAGTGGTATATATTTTTTCATTTATCTTTACCTAATTTTAAATATAAATTGATAGAAAAATTTTGTATTCATAGATTTGTGAATATAGATAAAAGTTATAATGATAATTACGATCTAATATGTTTAAAGTGTGGTAAGGTAAAATAATGACTGACGAAAAAGACCAACAGCACGAAGTCAAAGACGAGAGATATGTCGAAGACCTTATTGAATACTATCAGACCTATGTAAACGGCTTAATCAATGAGATATTTGTAGGCATAGGCATAAGTCTTGGTCTTGACGAAAAACGAGCTTATGGGCTTGCAAAGGTTGATCCTAAACGGCTTGAAAAAGCCGTTTTTAAAGATATATTCGATAAGTTTAAAAACGTGTTTAAACACAGGTTTCCAAAGTTCAGAACAAAGACGAAAGTATTCAATGACGAAAAGCCCTTGTCGCCTCAGCAATGGGAGCGCATAAACAAAGAAATAGCCGATTACTGGAAAGCGAACACTGAAAAGGTTACTGAAGACGTGACTGTAAAAGCCTATGTTCTGGGTATGAAAAGTGGTAAGGACCGTAAAGCCCGAACTGATAATACAAAGAAAAGTCTTCCTGAAATATTAAAAAATAATCCGGTACCGGATAAATTTGCTGAAGCATACAAGCGATATGATTTTAAGAACAGTGAAAAGAACGCTATGAATAGAGCGTTCTCAAATATAGCTATGCACGTTAGCGATACCGGAGACGGTATAAAACAAGCCATTCGTAAGAACATAACTGAGGGTATAAATGAGGGAAAAAGCAGTGTTGAAATAGCTTCAGACTTGTATTGGAATATTCAGAAAGAAACCGGTAATGAAACCGCTGAAAGTGTGAGAAAGAACTGGAATAGGATTGCTGCTACAGAGATGAATAGTGTGTTTGAAGCCGGAATACTTGCGCAAACAGAAGCGGAATCAATGGAGAGTTTAAAAGATCCGTCAAAAGCTGTTTATTATATACGCATAGGGGGACAATGTGACTGGTGCAAACCAAGACAAGGAACGGTTGTTCGTCAAATACCCGAAAGTATTGCGGATAGAAGCACAGAAAGTTTAAAAGAAATAGGGATAGAAGATCCAATAACTGATATTTATATTTATACTGGAAAGAATAATATAGGCAGGAAAAAGGCAGATTACTTTCTGTGTTGCCCTGCTCATCCTTGGAATTCTGCAACTTTTCAAAGATTTAATCCTGAAGTAGAAAAATATAATCCTCGTACTGGAAGAGTTGAAAGAAAGCAATTATATAGAACTGAATATGTACCTGAGAAAAAAGAATATATAATTGATAAAGAGGAACGAAAGCCTAAAAAAATAGGCGATGGATTGGTCAAATACAATAATAATATCTATCAAAGCGTAAGTCCTTCAGAATACAATAGAAAAAAAGAATTATGGGATAGAGACACTTCTTTACCTATTCCGGTTGCAACAAATTCTACTCGTTATGATAAGATATTCGGAGCTGCAGAATGATATTTGATTTTGATGAAGAAATGATTTTTAATACTATCAATAATGCGATAAATAATGCCACCGAAGAACAGGCTAATAAAATAATGGAACAAATTGATAATTCAATACCTGGATTATTAGAACTTATGGTTTTAGAGGCTGAATCGGTATGGAAGGAGGAAGCCTCTAATGCCGGAGGATGGGGTAGTAAATACGCTCAAGCTATTCAGTCTAAATTCAGCGGTCACGAAGGAGAGGTTTATCTTGATGAAACATCTAAAGATAAACAAAGCAATAAACCTAATTTTATGTACGCCATGATGATGGAAAAGGGCGTTAAAAGCTGGTCGATAAAAAATGCCTTACTTGCGTCTGCAAAAGCTAAAACTGGTAAAGACGGTATTAAATATATTTCTATACCGTTTAATGTTTCAACTCCACGAAAAAAAGGACAAGGCAAAATGAGTTCTCATTTTGGCGGCAGAGAAATGACTTCAGAGATTCACTCTTTGGTGAAAAGTGGAGGCAAAGCTCCGGCTGGAACTTTATCAAAATCAGGTCAAGATATATCGGGATTAACCAAATACACAACTCCACAGTTCCACAGCATGTATGGCATGTTTAGAACAGTTTCGAGCAATTCAAAAGGCTGGATATATCCCGATGTACCGGCTGAACCTATTTTTAATTCTGTATTAGATATTGTTAATAAAAAAATTCAGGAAATGTTAAACGAGTTTTGTCAATCCATTATAAAGGATAATTCTTAACGTAAGCCCATTTAAACCCACCAACTATTTTTAATTTCCCCTTACAGCAATCAGAAATATGTCTTATTTTTAATTCTTTTTCTGTTAAACTTATACTATCCCATTCTTTAATTATTTCATTTGTATCTTTATTTATTTGATATACAGCTATTGATCTTGAATTGTTTTTACCAGTTTTACCAAACATAGGATGATTTTCGCCAACTACTCCATAATTTTTCCCACGATGTTTATCTGCTATTTGTTTTAAAAGATCTCCAGGATGTCTAATCCCATACATCGGGTTATTTTCACCACTAGATTTATCGCTGAGTTTTTTACGAGTTTCAATTGATGGTCTTTTACCTTTTCTAATTTCAGACCAATGATCTATAGTTTTTTGTGAATGTTTTTTACCATAGAATCCGTTTTTCTCTCCACAAAGTTTTACTCCATCCCCACCTTCGGTCATATTATAAAGTTTGATGCCGTTCATTTTATAAAGTTCAATATATGCTTGCTCAGCAAGGCTTAAATGATTTTCAGTAATACAGGTTTGAATAATACTCCATTCAAAATTATCAACACCATGTTTTCTTACGGCTCTATGAAAATATGTTTCACTGTTTTGATTATTAACATAATTTAAATGACCTGTTTTTCTTTGATGAAGTGATAATATTGTTTTACCAATATAAGTATTACCATTTAATTTATTAACTGCCTTATAAATTATCATAACCTATCCTCTAAAACAAAAAAGCAGTATAATCAGCCCGTTTTACCGGTTCACCCCTGATATATACTGCTTTTT